CGCTGGCGCAGCCCCTACACCGGGCATGTAAAGGAGAATCTATGGCAGCCGAGCATTCACCCGAAGAAAAAGCACATTTCGCACGTTCCATGCACAAATTGCATGGCGGAGCGCTGCATCGTCATTTTGGTATTCCAGAAGGCGAAACCATTCCAGAGTCAAAGAAGGAAGAGGCGGCGAATAGTTCTAATCCGCATGTGGCCGCCATGGGCAGACTCGCAAAAGCAATGAGCGGCTGGAAAAAGAAATAAGCCAGCACTTCTTGGGAGGAAGTATGGCAGGTGAACTGGAGACGTTGCAGGCCGAGTATCTTTCGGCGTTCAACAACAAAAACTACCAGCACAAAGGCATGACAGACGAGCCCGGCAGCGAATTTGCGTTGCTGGCGCTAGCGGCGTTTGACCACTACACGAATAAGCAGCAAAATGACGCAATGCTTGAGTGGATAGTGTTAAACGGTAAGGCGCGCGCGAGCGGTTTACCCGCCCCCGGCAGTTGCGAATATGACGACCTGCGCTTGACAGTTGCGCGGTATCGCTTCATGGCGCAGACCAATCTGTTTTTCTTATGTCGCATGCTTGGTTACTCCAAGGTCACGGATTCCGAGTACAACTGGTACAACCCCCAGACAAAAGGTTGGGAACTTCATAACACGCACGAGGAGATTTGCAATGAGTTCTTCGTTAGGAAAGACCCAGCAAACTTTGCTACTTTTGAGTCGTTTGCTATCGACGCAGACGCAAAAAAACAATACAAACAAAGGTTGCTACTCGTCCCTCGTGGAGGATTCAAGTCATCTATCAACATGGCTGACTGCGTCCAATGGATTTTGTGTTTCCCAGAAGTAACTATCGGCATTCTGACAGGCAAGTTGGACTTGGCTGAAGACTTCGTGGGAGAGGTGAAGGCGCACTTCACCATGGATGAAAATTTCGAGAAGGGCGACCTGTATTATGGCAAACACCGTCCCCGCCTTCTCAAGAATAAACTGACGGGTAAAACAACAATCTCAATGCTTCAGGTTTTATTTCCCGAGCATTGTGTGCGCCCGGGTTCGGGTAAATGTACCGAATTTCAGACCCCGGCCTGCACGGCAGGGGATAAAGAACCTACGATCCGCGCGACGGGTATTGAACAGTCGTTGGCTGGATCACACTTTTGTTTGTTGAAGCTGGATGACGTGGTCACCGAAACGAATTCTGAAACAGTTAATCTTATCGAGGGCATCAATCACCGTGTCGGTGTTGACAAAGCCCTAATGCACGCATTTGGATTCTTTGACCTTATCGGCACATGGTACGACGAACGTGACTACTACGGTGTGCAGATTTCGTGGGACGATAAGTTGTTCCTCGCTTCGCAGAAGAACACGACAATGAAGATTTATCGTCGCGCAGTGTGGTGGCCAACAGCCGCCTGCATGGCGGCAGGTAAAGTCGAGTCTGAATGGGTTCCGAGTGACGTTCATCTATGGTTTCCGCAAGTATTGACTTTCGAAAACATGAAGGTGTCTTCGCAGACTGAACCTGATGTGTTCGCGATCAAGTACCTCAACGATCCTAGACAAATAAACAAGATTAAATTTCCGCGCGAACTCCTGATTCGACGCACGTTGAACCATAATTTGGCACCGCATCAAGGCATGATCGTTACGACTGTGGACACGGCCTACTCAATTCAAAGTTGGGCAGACTATACCGTCATTTTGACGGCAATTATACACGGCGGAAAATTTTACGTCATTAACATGGTGCGCGGTCGATTCAACGAATATGATTTGCCAGCAGTTATCGCGGCTGTAGGTAATAAGTGGAAGCCGAAGCAGATCGTCATCGAAGAGGTGATGGGCACCGCGTTCGTTAAACGTGAAATACGCCGAGAGATGGAGAAGCTGAAGATCAGCATTCCGCTCCGTTCGGCAGGGCTGGGGCAAGGCAACAAGACTCGCTCTAAGACCATGAAGGCCAAACCAGTGCTTAGGTTGCTTGGCGACGAACGCCTTTATTTCATAAATTCCTGCGAAGGACTTGAAGAGATTTATACCGAGTTGTCACAGTTCACAGGGACGACGGACGACAAGCACGACGACATCGTATCGGCAATTTCACTACTGGTAGAAGTTTTTGCACCGTACGCCGACATGGCTGGCAGGGTAAATGCTATCCAAACGGATTACACGACTGACAATAAGTCATTCCAGATGCACCAAATGATTTATGGTCTGGGAGCGTACGCGGGGCAGACTACACAACTCGCGACCGACGACAATCCTCGAACTCAGTATGATATTGGGCAAGCTGCACAACAGATGCCTGAAGAGGATTATGATCCAGACCCGTTGGAAGGGCTATTTTGACGAACGAAAATTGGACGGGGTTCATTCCAGCCAACCCGCAGGTAGGCGGCGATCCTGATCGCCCGCCGAGTGCACGGGACATTGTTGACGCGGCAAATAACACCGTTTCGGCACGAGATAGGGCAGAGAACTTGCTGCCCATTATGCCCATGCCTTCACGAGCGCTAGTTGAATCCCGAGCAACGCTGCCCGAACGGCGTAAATTTTTGCAACCAACCGCCGCAGTGTCCGATGAAATATTTCGATCACGCCGTTAATGAAAGGACGATATGGCTCAGTTACCAATCGAGGGCAACCCAAATCGGCCTCTCAAGGAACAAGACTATAAAGCGGACGGACAGCTAAAAACTACCGACGCAAGCGTTGCCTTAGTAGTTGGGTGTGCTGTAGCTGCAGAAGCATTCATTAGCAACAAACAATGGAACCTTCTCTGGCGAGATTCTGATTTGTTGTATCAATCTCCGCGCCCGATGTCTGTGTACGAGAACACGTACATTCTTGAACCGAATGTTCAACGGTTCACGGTAGCCAAGATCGTTAATTCAATTGTGCCTCAGTTGTACAAGGGACTGTTCTACGACGATCCGCCATTGTTACTTAGGCCAATGCCGGGCACTGAGCAAGCGTCAGTCGATGCGAAGACTTCGGTCTTCTCGTATTTGTTGAACGCTTGCAACTTCAAACGCAACACCAAGTGGGGCCTTGAACAAATGGCTCACCTCGGTACGGGCGTTTGGAAGTGGGGCATACGCTACGAAAAGATTCAAGTCAAGAGCCGCAAGCCGACCGTTTACAAGGACGGGGACAATCCCGCAATCCCGACGTTTGGCGCGCCCGACATTACGCGCGAATACCGAATTGTGCCGCGACCGTTCTTTGAGTGGCGTCCGCTAGACCAAGTATTTGTTGATCCAAATACTCGCGTAGGCGATGCACGTGAAGCACGTTGGATAGTAGACATTCGCAATCTCGATTTCTATGAGTTGCTAGTGATTAAGCAGGCCATTGAAGGCTTGCCTGAAGATTCTGAAGAACGCAAAGGTTGGTCGTGGCCCGGCAAGGGCACCGACGAAGACTTGAAGCAGTTATGGATGCCGCCTGTTGAACAGGGGGCCGTGGAGTTGATGTCAGATTCATCGACGCACGTCACAGAAATTGTCCATCACTCTCTGCCTGATTCACAGAACGTAACTCCAGACTTGCTTCGCAAGAAGATGGAAGTTTTGGAATATTGGGACAAGGGTCGCAAGATCATGGTCCTAGACCGCCGAAAGGCGGTGTATTCTGGGAAGAACCCGTTCGCAGTAGCAGGTTTCCAAAATCCTATTCCGTTCCTTTCCGCCAATTGGTGGAATCGTCCGAAAGCATTCTACGGAATGGGTCTCGGACTCATCGTTGGTCAGAACCAACGTGTTGACCAAGGAACGATTAACGCTATCCTAAAGATTCTGTCCTTCGGAGTCAATCCGATTTATTTGCGGCGGCGCGATGCAAATACGCCAACTCAAATGATTCGTACAGGCGTCGGACGCATTCTCACAGTCGATGTGAAAGAAGGTCGTCCAGTCAGCGATGCGTACGGCATCCTTGAACAGCCGAAGGTTCCGACCGAAGTTTGGTCAGCACTCAGTGAGTCCGAAAAGGCTACTGAGTCGAGTTCAGGCGCAGACGCGCAACTGGTGCAAGGCAGCAGTGCTGGTCCTCGTAGTTCGATGGGCCGAACGGCTGCAGGCGCTTCGCAATTGGGAGCGGCCTCCGCTACCAGACTCGACGGACCGCTGGACAACTTCATTGAGCAGGTGTTCCAACCGTTCCTTTACATCTTGGACGATTTGGTATTTGAGTACATCGCTGACTCCGAGATTAAATTTATCTGCGGCGAAGAGTTGGGCAAAGCATACCAGCTCGATCTGGCTAGATACCACGAAGGGAAGATGGAGTTCGAAGTTCTCGCTGGCGCAAGTCTTTCGGCCAAGAGAATCATGGCTCAGTCTTTGACGCTTATCACCCAAATCTTTGAAAACCCGCAAATCCAGCAGAACTTGGCCGAGATAAACGGGGAGTACATTGATTTCAAGCCAATCTTGAGCATGTGGATGGAAGCGTCGGAATGGAAGAACCGCAACGACATCATCAAGAAGTTGACTCCAGAAATGAAGCAGGCGCAGCAGCAGAAATCGGCTGCAGCGCAAGCCAATGGAAAATTGGCAGGGCAGCAACAATTGAACACACAGAAGGCCCAGCTAAAGAGTCAGCAAGCGGATCAAGACAATCAGGCGCGCGTACAGCGCGACATTGTAAGAGAATCATTTAGAAACTCTGCCATGTCAGAGGCGACACTCGGGGAACCTAGTGCTGGAGGACTTGAAGGAAGTGCCGAAACAGACACAGTCGAATAGACGGGGAGATGTAGCAGCATATCCTGCTGTATCTCCCGCTGTTTCTCTGGGAGGAGAATATGATCGATCCAGATTTTGAGCTTACCCCTGTTGAGCGCTCTGACCTTGCTATGATGTATAACAGCAAGGGATGGCAAGTCGTTCACAAAATTTGCTTGTCCGTCGTCGAGCAATTTAGGGTTGATTTGGACAACGCGGATCACGCCAATCCCAAAGACGTGATGGCGAAGCATTCGCTGTCTCGGTCAGCAAGCGTTGTTGTTACCCAACTACTCACCCGTGTTGGATCAGAGTGCGCGCTCTTGGGAGAAATGCGAAAGACCAAGCCGCAAGAATCTGCTCTGGGCTTAGAGATGGACGAAATCGAGCACATGACAGCAGGTCTCCCAAATTTATTGGGCGACGTGGCTTACATCGAAGAGGATGACGACTTAGAGGAGGGTCGGTAATCATGGCAACCTATACAAACGATCAAGTCAATAAAATGACCAGCGAGCAGTACAAAGACGCACTTATCAATGACCCAGAGTTCCGAGTGTTCGTTGACGCTGGGACTGAGCAGCCCGTTGCACGCACCGCCGTTCCTACAGGGACTGCTAGCGCTCGCGACCGCGCGCAGCTCAGCACACGCAAGGCCGAGGGCGGATTTGATCCGTCTTTTGATGACCTTCCCAACTCGCCCGCAGTGGCTGTTCTCGAACCGCCAGCGGAAGTTTTAGCGCCAGCGCCTGTAATTGTGCCAGTCGTTGAGTTGCCAGAAAAGGTTCACGAGTACCAACCAACCGACAAAGACGGCAGGCCCATCGGCGGATTGCAGAGATTCAAGTATCGCACCTCCGAAGAGTTGATTGACAAGCTGACGCAGTCCAATATGCATAGTCGTCGCAAATGGCAAGAGCTGAGTGAAGAAAAAATTTTGAACAGCGTAGAGGTTCCGGCAGACGCCACTGTTCAGGGAGAACTGGCGATGCGCCCCGTGTTGACAGCCGAAGAGCGCGCTGCATGGGAAGAGAAAAAACAAGACATCGCAACCGCTGCGCAGGCACAATATATGTTGGATAGAGACGACGACCGTCAGGTGACCAACAACCTTGTGCGACAAAACTTCGAGAACAGCGTTTTGCTGGCACTCGAAAGTTTCAAGAATAGAAATCGAGATTACGTCCCGTCGAAAGATAACGCCATGAAGGTGGTTGGCTATGTCAGTCGGCGCGGCCTTGATCCAACCGATGTAAGGAATTATCAGAAGGCGTATGACGTTCTTCGCGAAAGCGGACTCATCACTTCTGCAAATCCGCTTGCTGTGCCCGAATTGGCAACAGAGGCTCCTAGTATGCGTGAGGAAAAGACGGCACCGAATACGCAGGTGCCAGTGGTCGAGCCCGCTCGAATTAGCGACGTGACGCCACCGCAAGAAAAGCGACCTGTTGCCCAGATTTCTTCTGGACTTTCAAGTGCTGATTCAATCAGCGAAGGTGAAACCGCTGCAAAATCTATTTTAGATGCGTTCGACTATCGACACATCTTCAAAGATGGTGCAGGGAAACCAACAGGTGTAGTAAAGACGTTCCAACGCGATGCGGCATACCAAAATATGCCAAGCGAGATGTTTAAACACTATCTCGAAGAGGATAAGCGGCAGAAGCGCATTTTAGGTACCGGAAACGGATTTCCTGAATGGTGTGATGCTTGTGAAGCCAAAATCGCGGCAGATCATGCTGCTCTACGGCGCAGCAGATAAAGAACGTTCGTTGACCTTCTTTGGGAGATGAAGATCAGCAGAAATGGCAAATAATATGACTGGATATTCTCCAGCAATTAACGGCCAGTCGAACCTCCCGCAATCGACTGTGAAATACTACGACAAAAAGTTCCGTTTTTAAGTTCTTGCGGAACCATTGATTTGACTTCGTCTCATTGGAGAACTTGAAGGCACAGACCCCATTCGTTGCTTGTTCAGAGCGTTTGGACTTGCCTATGAAGTCAGGAAATCAATACGAGATTATATGATAGTCTCGTCAAATCTTGCTATATCCGTCAAAGACTGCTACAATCAGTAGAGACGGAGGAAAGATAGCAAATGCAGTCCAAAAACAACGGATACACCGCAGGAATACTCGACGGTGAAGGATGCATATCGATTTATATTTCCAAGCGTTGGGATCAACGTCAAGGAAAATTCGTATATCGTCCCGTTCTTGAAATCTCCATTTATCAGGCAGACAAACGTCTTACTGATTGGTTAACGTTCCACTACGGTGGAAAATGTTACGAACACACAATGAAGAATTCAAGTCGTCCCGGTTTTCAATGGACCGCTCCTCGGGGCAAGACCCGCGAAAACTTTGTTCTCGAAATTCTTCCGTATTTGTTGTTGAAGAGAGAACAAGCGCTACTCGCTTTAGAATTTTTACGCCTCCCAAGAACATGGGATATGGCCAAAAAGCGATTTGATCTTGCTTACAGGTGTTCTGAATTTAACCGCAAACGGCACGCGGAAAGTAAAATTCGTGAGAAGTACTTTGAAGCAATGAAGTACTTTGAGAACAGTGCTAAATCCCCAGAGACTAATATGCAAGACATGGACGATAGCGCCCTAAAGATAGAGCCCGAACTGCATGGCGACATGCAGAGCGTCCCTACTGTGAAGTAGGAGGTGTCACCACTCGGTGACATTTACGAATGTAGCCGTTCGGTTACTTTGTAAACCAAAACACAATTGGTTCATGTACGTTCCGCTGGCCGCGAACACCGCGACTACCGTCGAAGGAACCGTGGGAACTTCCATCCCAGTGAGTGTTCTGAACACCACCGCTGTCATCGGCGAGTACGCTATCCAAAATCGCAAGGCTTTCGCAGCCGCAGCGTAATTGGCGTTCTCGGTAATCAAAACTTGACTATATCGGTGAACATCTGTTAGACTATCAACAGAAAATACCGAGGAAAGACCTAATATTATGACCAATGATAAGACTAAATGGGCACGTTTGGCTATGGCGATTGACGCCGAAGGCTGTATCTGCATTTCGCGGACACTTCTGAAAACCCGAACGAGCAACCACTACTTTGGATACGACCTAGAAGTTTCCGTGGCGAACACATCAATGAAGTTGATGCGTTGGCTGGTGCGATACTTCGGTGGCGAGTTTAGACCAAAGCAGAAGGGTAAGCTAGGCGTTGAACAGTGTTTTGAATGGTTCATCACTGGCGGATACGAGAAGATTGAACTAATGCTTCTTGGCACCCTGCCTTATTACATCATAAAGCGAGAGCAGGCGTTGATAGCCCTTGAATGGGCTCGAATGCGCGGACAAGAAAATCCGCAGCGTCGGGCCGAACTTCACGCGGCTTGTGTGGCTCTCAATTTTGGGAAATCCGTAGAGACTAATATGTCAGGCAAGTTACCTTACTGCAAAGTCAATCCTTATCCGAAGACTTTTAGTGAGAACTTGAAGATAGAGTCCGACCTGCAAGGCGACTTGCAGAGTGAGCCTGTGGTGACACAGAACTCCTAAACAAAAGTAGATTACGCTAACTTCTCTTCGCTGTCTCTGGCCACCGCCATTGACAATACCGTCGAGAACGTCGCTAAGGAAATGTCGTATCGGCTGGGCGAGTCTTTGAGCGCTCTGGTCCGTGCGACCGCTGACGGCGCAAGCGCTATCGACTCCAGCGTGCTTGTGGAACTGGGCGCTTCCAGCACCTCCAGCTTCACCGCTCTGTCCTTGAGCCAAATCCGAAACTCCGTCCAGTCTCTGGCCGGTCGCTCGGTTCGGCCCTTCGACGAAGCGTCCAAGGCATTCTGTGGGGTTAGCAAAGCATTTGCCGCAGCGGCATAATGAATAGCTCCACATTAAAAATCTAGCTATATCGGTGGAACTCTGATACAATCAGACAATACCGAGGAAAGATTTGATTGAAGAAAACTCGATTTGCTTATATCGCCGGAATCGTTGATGGCGAGGGACACCTTACAATTGGTAAAACCAAAAGGCCCGATAACAGCAACGGTTCTTATTCTTTTCACTATACTGCAAACGTAGGCGTAACGAATACGTATAAACCGCTAATGAAGTTATTGGTGGAACTGTGCGGCGGGGCGTTCTACGCAGTAAAAAACGGTGGGAAGAAGCCGTGCTACAAATGGGTTCTTACTACGAACGCAAGCAGAGAAAAGTTTCTGTTGGCCGTGCTTCCATATTTGTTGGAAAAGCGCGCACAAGCAGTGCTCTTGCTTAAGTTCGTTAGAATGCAAAACATAAATAATCCTGCGTTGCGAGAAGCAATGTTTCAGGAAATGCAGGTTTTGCACAATCAAAAATCCGTAGAGACTAATATGCTAGACGACGTAACGCTACCCAGCGTAACGTTGAAGAGAGAGCCCGACCTCACAGGCGACTGTGAGAGCGATCCTGTGGTGACACAGGAGACCGTCAGAAATTTGTAACAAGGTTCTGACAAAGTCTTAAAACCCAAACACACAGTATTCACCCGTTCGCTCTTGGCGACGTGCTGGCTGACAACAGCAACGATAGCCCGCTCGACATGTTGAAGCACACCCCCGTGGGTCTGGCTCGCATGGAAGAGTTGGTCTCGGTCGATCTGACCGAAGTGATTGAGTTGCCCGCCTCTGGCGTGCACTTCTTCCAGACCAACCAGATCACCACGACCCCGACCTATCAGGGCGTGGCTGGCCTGACCGCTCTCCGCACCTATATCTTCGGGCGTGATGGTTTGTACTCCATCAACCTCGGAGCGCAGGGTGACACCGGCTTCGGTGATGGCGAATGGCAGAACATTAAGTGCAACATCAAACAGAACGTTGAGCCCAGCGTTGCTGATCCAGAAGGCCTCATCCCCGGATGGACCTCCTACCGTGTGCACTTCACCACGTCGCTCGGCCCGGACACCACGATCCGCATGAGACAAATAGATGCCGCCTCGGCTATATCCTAACTCTTTGAAAACAAAGAGAAATGATATATTGACAATAAGTCAGTGATATGTTACCCTTACTTAGAAGGTGAGGGTAACATGTCAAGACAATTTGTTGATTTGTCAGGTAAACAGTTTGGTAAGTGGTCTGTGTTACAGCGGTCTGAGAACAGCAAGCACGGCTTTATTTTCTGGATTTGTAAATGCGTTTGCGGCCTTGTTAAAGATGTTAAGGGAGCTTCGCTTACAGATGGAAAGTCTACCCAGTGTCGCAATTGTTCGCTGCAAGGCAACAATTACAATAGCAAGGGACGGCCTAGAGGAAATCATTCTGAAGCAGAAATTGCAGCACTTCGGCAACGTAATTTTGAGCGTAGAGGGAAACCCCTAACGTCAGAAAGAGCGCTTTCGGCGGTGCGATCCGCCTGCAAGAAAATGAACGAAGTTCGGCACTTACAGGCTCGTCACATTTTGAGCAATGTAGATGCTGGAGCGTTGGTTGCTGATTGCAGTGTTTGCGGAAAAGTTCCTATTAAGGTGTGCCACCATCGGCATGAAAAATGGAACATTCGCGACCAATATTCTTGCTGGGTTGGGACTCGTAGCCGCACGGCGGACGGGATTCCTGCGCAGGTTTCGTATCCTAATCAAGCATTGGAAATGTGGAATGCGCAGGAAAGCAATTGCGCACTCTGTCACGGCCCAATGGTTAGGGAAGGCAATTCTCAGGACGGTGCAACACTAGACCACTGCCATGTAACTGGCAAATTACGAGGATTTTTGCACCAAGGGTGCAATAAAGGCTTAGGTCACTTCAATGATGACCTTCAAAAGCTACAACAAGCGGTTGTCTATTTAGAACATTCCGCTTTCATAGGCTGACGGACGTATGTCCTTTCAGCCAAAGAAAGGACATCAACATGGCAGATACACAAGAATCTTACCCTTTGCCGACTAACGGGATTGGGAAAGCTCTCTTCATGAAGTTGTCTGGGATCGGCGTCT